TCAAAGCGAATTAACAAGCTCAATCAAAAGACCAAAATGGCAGAAGATAGGGCTCGCCATTTTGAAATGTTGACGCAGCAAAAAGATCAAGAGTTGCAGCGATATCGTGAGATGTATGCTCAGTCCGCACAATCAGCTTTGGATGCCGAAGAAGAGAAGCTAAAAACTCAAGAAGCTCAAGTGGATGAGATTTACCGCAAAGCGGTTCAAAGCTCTGATCCCGATTTGATGTCGAAGGCGGATACACTTAAAAACGACATTGCGATTAAAAAAGAAAAACTACGGTCTGCAAAAAACCGTCCCGTCCCTCAGCCGCAAGAATCTTTCCAGCCTCAATATGAAGCGGCACCACAGCCGCAAGCGCAAACTGAAATACAGCCTAGCTCTGAGGCTTTGGAGTGGCACAGCAAAAACAGTTGGTACGGAGACCAGAGTAAAACGGAGAATGTAGAAGCTACGCAGTATGCGTACTTCACGCACTATAACCTCATCAATGAAGGTTACGAACCAGATTCCGATGACTATTACAATGAGCTAGATACAAGGGTAAAAAGAGTTTATCCTAATCTCAGTTCTGAAGAGTCTTCAGAAGTAGTCGAACGAAAAACTGCTAGACCCCCTGTGCAAAGAGTCAGTAGTTCCTCTTCGGGAGGTCGGCAAAAAACACAAGGTACTGAAAAAGGCGTTAAGTTCAAAGAATCTGAGCTTGAGAGACTCAAAAAATTGAAACCGCACAATATGTCGGATGAAAAATGGTTGCAGATGTTAGCCAAAGAAAAACAAAAAATTCAAGCAAGAGAGGCATCATGAGTCAGAAACACCAGAACCGCGCCAGCCGTGAAAGCCAAACCCACGATAAACAAGCTAGGCGACAAGAATGGCGACCAAGGCGAAAGTTAGATGCTCCACCAGCGCGTGACGGATTTGTTCAACGTTGGATCAGAGAATCTATGCTCGGCCAAGAAGACAGATCTAATGTGGCTTCCCGGATCCGCGAGGGATGGGAATTGAAAAAGCCAGAGGATCTGCCAGATGGCTGGGACTTCCCAACTCTTGAGTCTGGGAAACACGCTGGAGTCGTTTATAGTGACGGACTGTTGCTTGCGGAGATACCAGAAGAAATCGTACAACAAAGAAACGATTACTACGAACGTAAAAACGCCGATGCTCAAAACGCGCTGGACAACACAATGTTCAACGAAATGAGAAACGACGGTAGATATGTTAAGTATGATCCTCAACGCGACACCCGCGTAACATTTGGCAAAAAGTAAGAGGACTAAATTATGGCTAATAAGGATGCCGCATTTGGTTTGATACCCGCTCGTATGATGGGGGGCGCTCCTTACTCTGGAGGTCAAAGCCGTTACCGTATCGCTTCCAATCAGAGTGGTGCTATATTCCAAGGAGACTTGGTGAAGCAACTCACTGGTGGTACGGTTTCTCGCGCCGCAGCCTCTAGCACCGTTCCGGTGGTAGGAGTTTTCAACGGAGTTCAGTACACCGACCCAACATCAAAAGAAGTGGTTTTCAAAAACCATTATCCCGGTTCGATAGTAGCAAGTGATATCATCGCATTTATCATTGACGATCCCAATGTAGTGTTTGAGATCCAAGCTGACGACACCTTCCCCGTAGCTGATTTGTTCGGCAATTTCGACATCGTAGATCAATCAACAACTGGGGATACCGCTTCTGGAAGATCTAACATGGAACTAGATGTGACTACTGGTGCAACCACCACTACGTTGCCGCTAAAAGCCATTGATATCTCTCAGGATCCCGATAACGACGACGTTGCAAGTGCCAACACAAACGTAATGGTGGTGATACAAAACCACATTATGGGAGTGAAAGGCGCTGGCCTAGCTTAATAGGAGGCTAAATAATGGCTATTTCACGAGCACAATTAGCCAAAGAGCTTGAGCCAGGGCTTAATGCACTCTTTGGTCAATCGTATGATCAGTACGACCGCGAATACGAAGAAATATACGCGATGGAAGACAGTCAAAGAGCTTTTGAAGAAGAAGTTCTGATCACTGGTTTCGGAGCGGCACCAACCAAAACTGAAGGTCAAGGTGTATCGTTTGATACCGCTAGTGAAGGTTTCACTGCTAGATATACCCACGATACAATATCGTTGGCTTTTTCGCTCACGGAGGAAGCCCAGGAGGACAACCTTTACGACAGTTTAGGTAAAAGATATGTTCGTGCTTTGGCACGATCCATGGCTCACACGAAAGAGGTGAAGGGAGCAGACGTTTTGAACAACGCTTTCTCAAGCTCTTTCACGGGGGGCGATGGCGTATCTTTGATCAACACTGCTCACCCACTTGCGGGTGGTGGCACGTTGGCCAACAGAGCCACAACTATGGCTGACCTTAATGAGACCTCGTTAGAAGATAATCTAATCGACATCAGTACTTTTACTGATGATCGTGGCTTGACTATCTCTGTGCGAGCAACAAAATTAGTTGTACCACCACAACTGGTTTTTGTTGCTGACCGAATCTTGAATTCTCCAGCACGATCCGGCACCGCAGATAACGATCTCAACGCCATCAAGAACACAGGTGTTCTTCCAGGCGGTTATACGGTCAACCACTACCTTAATGACCCAGATGCTTACTTCATTCTCACTACGGTGACTGAAGCTGGCGAGGGGCTGAAGATGTTCCAGCGTACTCCGATGGAAACCAGCATGGAGCCTGACTTTACAACAGGTAACATTCGTTATAAGGCGCGTGAGCGTTATAGTTTTGGCTTTTCTGACCCAAGGGGAATTTTCGGTTCCCAAGGGGCGTAAAGCTCAAGCTACGGAAAGAGGGCTTCGGCCCTCTTTTTTTGTGCCTACCCATAAGCTACACTCAAACGGTCTATGGTGATCAGATAGGCTGATCACTGGTTCAAAGGAGAACTGTATGACTACTCATTTTACTTCGGGCGTTACTAACGTCGCGGGTACAAGCACTCTTGGCAAACTCAAGATGCCATCTCCCGCAAAATACCACACATATCACAATGACTTTGATACCTATCTCGCATCGGATTGGACGATCACCACAACTGAGGGTGGATCTGGCAATGCGTCAGAAGCTCTAGGTGATGGTGATGGCGGTCTGTTGGTTATCACTAATGACGATGCCGACAACGATAATGATTTCCTTCAACTCGTAAAAGAGGGATTCAAGTTTGAGTCTGGAAAGCAACTGGCTTTCAACGCTAGATTCAAAACTTCTGATGCGGATGCAAGCGATGTAGTAATGGGTCTGCAAATCACAGACACCTCACCGCTTGACGTAAGCGACGGCATCTTCTTTTTATTAACTGATGGCAGCACGACTCTGCAATTCATCGTAGAGAAAGATGGCACCCAAAGCACACTGGATCTTCCAGCAGCTATGGCCGACGACACCTTCATGACTGTTGGTTTTGTTTTCGATCCACGAGATCAAACCTTCCACGTTTATCAAAACAACGCAGAGGTTGGAACCGTGGTTTCGACAAATGCACCTGATGATGAGGAACTAACTGTCAGCTTTGGAATCCAAAACGGCGCGGCTGCTGCTAAAGTGCTGACGGTAGATTACGTCACGGCAATGAAAGAGCGAACCGCCAATACAGAACTTTAGGGGGTGACGTATGGCTGATGCGGTTGCAACACAAACCATCCAAGATGGTGAACGTAACGCCGTTCTAAGGTTTACAAACGTATCCGATGGAACCGGCGAAAGTAATGTTGTCAAAGTAGATGTGTCAGCACTTGCCAAGAACGCAAGAGGTCAAAGTTGCACAGAGGTCCACATACAGAGGATCTATTGGGCGACGGTCGGTATGTCGGTCAAATTAGATTTTGATGCGTCAACGAATGTTTTGGCAATCGGTTTGCCAGCAGATTCGACGGGAGATGAGTATTATGACTCGTTCTCGGCCATACCTAACAATGCGGGTTCTGGTAAAACCGGAGACATCTTATTTAGCACAACGGGTCACAGTAGCGGTGACACCTATATGATCATATTGGAACTTTTGAAACGGTATGATTAATGGCTGACACCAAGGATGTGAAAAGAACCAAGTCGGGAAGACTCATCTATCGAGGTGAGTCTTTCCCTGGTTACAACAAACAAGTGCGAACCAGTGGCGAAAACAAAAAGTTTAAGGTGCTTGCTAAGAAGGGCGATCAGGTAAAGATCGTGCGATACGGAGATCCTAAAATGGAAATCAAGCGAGACAACCCAGAACGAAGACGCAACTTTCGCGCAAGGCACAATTGCGATGCGGTAGAAAAGAAGAAAGACGTTTTTGCTGCATCGTACTGGTCGTGTAAGAACTGGTGATCTAAATGGCAGAAAGAAGACCAATCGAAGCACCAACAATTATGCCGGGAGGCGGTTTTTTCGAGCGACTGCCTACTCGCCCGACGACAGATCTGGATCGGGCGGCAGCAGAGTATGGAACAGCCCGAAGTCCGTATGCAGATCTGCAAAGCTATCTTTTGGATCAGCCTGTTTTTGATCGAGGCCCTATCAGAACGCCGAGTGTGACCACTGGTTTAACAAGGCTAGATAGGCCGGATTTTTCTGAAGGAGATATTAAGCAACGGTTTACCGATGTTTTTGAGCAACAAAGAGAAGCGGAAAAAGCGCAAGAGGCAGCAAGAGTCAAAGCGATTAGCGATCTACGATCTGAATTAGCTCAAGAAACCGCTAGTGTCGCAGACGCAGCGGCAGCTCAACGATCAGAGCTAACGAAATCATTAGAGGATAGGATTGCGGAAGCTAGAGAAGCAGCCTCAGCAGAGGTGGCAGATCAAGGCACAGTAATCGGTGATCTACAAACCAGAATAGGATCGCTGACACAAGATCTCGGTGGTATCTCAAAAACCATTCAAGATGAACAGGCAAAGCTATCAGCAGAATTAAGAGAGAGTCAAAAGGGCGCTGTCGATTTGGTCCAAGGAAGGATTGACTCTCTCACAGACGAATTGAAGGGTGTATCAGATTCAGTGGGTCAAGAAGCAGTTCAGACCACTGAAACCCTTCGTGGCGAAAGAGAACAGATTGTCAATAACCTTGAGGCCCAGATAGGGACACTGAAGGAACAAGTACAAAATCTACCTGTCGATGAGATACAGAATCGAATCAACGAAATAGCAGAACAATCAGATGACTTTGTAGCTTCTGCGTCCGAGGAAAGAGCTCAGTTAGCAAGTCAGATCGCAGCATTAGAGGAGCAAGGTATCACACAAGATGACCTTACGGCTGCTCTGTCAGATCGGGCGACCTTAGAAGATTTGCAAAAGTTTCGTGGAGATTACGAAGCGACGGGCCAGTTGGTTCAAGAGGCATTGCAACTAGGGCAAAAATCACGAGAGGGAATACAAGAAAAAATAGCAGCGTTACAACAAGCACAGCTTGATCCGGCGAACATACAACAAGAGCGACAAGCAGCCATCACGACTGCGATAGATCCGATTCAACAGCAGTTACAGCAAATTCAAAGCTCCATACCAGAACAGATCGATGTGGATGCGCTAAGGCAACAGATTACACAAGAGGTCT